TGTACTCGACTTTTTAAATTAGGGCTGACAATTCAGTACGTGCAAAAAGTGTCGCTGCATCAAAACTGGAGTAGTTTAGAAATCTATACTAATTTAAAGGCCGATGATGTTGATGTTTGATTTATAGCGTTTTTTAGGCTTTCTTGCGCGCTACTGTAAAGCGACGCATGAATAACGAAATGTAACCAAAATTGTTTGCGAAACTTAGCCGGTGAAATGCGCGTGTGATTCCTATAACATAACCGGCCTTTGAAGGTATGTCATGCTGTTTGTTGCGGCAACAATATCATAGACCGACGTTGCGGAAAAAATCTCGCCCTTAACTCTGTCGCGCTCAGCAAATAACGCATTTTTCCAGACTCGAACTTCATCTATATAGTCTATATCGGCTTGTTCCTCTGTTGTTAGAGGCCGGCCTACCCCCCTAAACCTTACTTCGCTAAAAGTATCCAAGAAGTTTACTTGCTTCCATTCTGGGAAGTCGCTTGTTACTGTTATATGCGTGTATAAGAGCGATTTAATCTTGTCGTAAGCATCATTTTGTAGTTCCACTAAGGGTTTAGTTATTCTAAGTTGCATCTATCTCTGCCTCATGGTCTAAGTAAGGGAACAGTGATACCTTTAGCTTATAAGTACCGACTATGTCGAAGAACAGCTCAATGTCATCCCCATCTGCCACCAGGCTAAGTTCCCCTAGTGTTACAGTTGCACCCAAAGGGACCGAGTAAAGAATGACTGGCGTAACTCCATCTGCACTAGCCGTTAGAGCATGAGTGCAGGGCATTGTAGGGCGCGTGAAAATTTCAGATTGAGGCAATTTAACATAAGAGTTATTCTGAATTACTGGATCTGTAACTATTAAATTAGATAGCCCTCCTTCCTCTTCTTTAAATTGGTTATCAGAGCATTGCCCAACTTGCATTATTTCACCAGAAGGTGAATATGAAACGTAATAAATCATCGCATTGCCCCCAATAAAGTTAAACTGCAATTATACCAATTATTATCACCTACACCAGAAACCAGATTCTCAGTGAAACACTGAAATTTCACGGTATGCGTACCAGCACCTAAGCTAACATTACCTGAAATCACTAGAATACCCACACTACGAATAGCCTCCGACTGAAAAACCCCTCCATTAACGAGGACTCGACACCGTCCATAGCTAGTCCACCCAAAGTCACCCCCAGTTCCCCCATTGACAGAACCAAAAGCTATTTGCCCCCCACCCTTATCCGCTACAGCCTGAACAAATATCTCCATATTACCCAAGCCCCCTTGCACTGTTATCGTTGTCGTTAAAACGGTAGCCCAAGTACCTGTCCCAATATTTCCCGTATTGGATGTGCTGACGGCCTTATGAGTTGTTACAGAATTACCAGCTAGTTTCAAAGTATCTACAGCAGCACTGCCTATCTTAGCATTAGTTACAGATAGGTTAGCTATTTGAGCATTCTGTATAGCTGCATTAGCAATATAGGTGCTTACATTAGCTGGGATGATTTGGTCTAACTCACTAAACAGCCCACTACTCCCACCCTCTGACCATTCCGATAGCTCGGTTTGACCAGCCCCAGCTTTACCCATAAATAGTCGAGTAGCCCAAGTATAAGGGGTTGCCGATGTTGCGACTGAAGTCCTAATCCCAAACCTAACAGCCGTACATGCACTAGGTATGGTTATTATACCCCCCAGCCGCGACCAACTGCTTAAATCATGCCCACCTCCCAAGGTGCTAGGGGAGGTATGGTATTCTGATACGTAAACCCAGTTATCAACGTCCCCTGAGTAAAAAACTATCTGGACCTGCGATGATGACCTATGTGCTGCCACATATCCCGATACTTCATACAAGCCCCCAGGAATAACGGGTATATAATCTTTCAAAGCAAAATCAACTACCCCAGAAGCTGCCCCCGTTGTCCCAGCTCTACTAATACCTACACTATGGCCTCCTGACGGCTGCCAATCAACACCTGCCAAGTCCCAAGTCAAGTCACTTGCCCCGGCACTCCCTCCTTGATGCCACGACACCTGCCAATTCTCTACTCCTGAATTTAGGGCAGAGTTAGGAAGCATATTCCCCCCAACCCCTACAGTAAGGTTTGAGGAATCAGCACCCACAGTAGCCCCATCCGCTATACCCCCTAACTTACTTCCATCAGTTGAGTTCAGAGCAAGCAAAGTAGTTGGTCTTGAGGCAACACCCGCCCAGTCAGCAGTAGAACCAAGCCCTGCTCCATCAGTTAGCTGGTTAGTATTCGTTGTATTATTTGCGTTCAGATCACCTGTAAATCCAATGTCCGAAGGTGTCGTATTGGCATTATTCGCAGTATCGGTAATGACCTTAATAACATCCGTTCTAGCCGCGTAATAATCATTAAACTTTGATCGGAAGATTGCGGCAACTATTGTTGTCCCGCCCAACATACTTGCATCGTTAATCCAAATAGGAATGCCAGAAACAAGCGGGCTTCCGTCGTTAAGATAAGTGGCTAACGCGGTAAATGAGCTATCGTAGGTTGTTTTCTCAGTTGTTATTGAATAAGCGTCAGCCTGAGCATCAATAACCGGTTTTTCACCCGCTATCGTCTCCCACTCTCTACGCACAGCCGCCTTTTCAACGGGCGACAATACCGCATCAGAGACCATATCTTCGGTAGCGGACAATGCGGCTGTCGCTTCGCTTGATGCAGTACCCAGCGTTGCGCCATCACTAGCATTCAATTCAATCAAAGAAGTCGGCCTACCATTGATAAAATTCCACTCAGCACCCGCACCCGAGGTCATGATTGCATTTCCACCGTCGTCGTATATTGCAAACGAACGCATGGTTACATGACCATTTTCATCAACATCAAATTGACCTGAGTTTATATTGATCGTTCCACCGGAAATATTGCCTTTAAACTCAACATTGCCGAACTTGTCCATTGCAAATAGCGCATTAGCCGCTGTTTTTGTCCCCGTCCCATACCAAAGCGGAAAGTCTCCGGTGTCGGACATCTCGACCCTATAATTTGTATCGAGTGGGTTTGTTCTGAATGTTCCAGCGGTTACTAATCCAATGTCTGCCGAGATGGCAGCAAGATTATCAACCAGTATTTTATCTGCTGTTACTGTGCCAACAGCAATTGAGCGCCCGTAAATCGAGCCATCAATAAGCAAGTCACCAATAATCCCGACTTTTGATACACCATCAACCAGCGCAACGCCAAACACAGCCGTCGGTGTAGCATGAGTAGACGGCTGCACAATAATGAAACGAGTAGCCTCCACTACAATATCGCCAGTTCTACCAGGATCTTCTAAAATAACGGCTACTTCTGAGGTAACGTCAACCGACGCAACAACGGTACTTAATTGCGCTGAGTAAACTAAGCCATAAGGCCCGAAGTCATCAACGCCCTGTAAGCGCACGTACCAAGTCCCTGTGCTACTGACAGGGAAAGCCATGACACGATCAGTCCCTTCAAAGACTAAATTCCCTGTTCCTTCGATTGCATCTGGGGTAAACCCTGCTGTTTGCGAAGCATAAATTCTTGTGTACGCATAATCTGAGTCAGTGGGCGGGTAATATTCCACAAAAACCTGTGCCGACCCTGCCGTTAAGCCAATATTAGAGAATGTTGTGGGCGCAGGATTGCTAACGGCCAAAGATGCCTCTTGCGACATCACACCGTAAAAATCACGCGCGGCAACAGTGATAGAGATAGCACGGAATGGCCCCCCATCCTCTACGTTACGCTCGAACGAATAAGTATAAGTCGCCTCCGTGACATATTCCGTGCGTAGAAAATTACCGCCTTGATAAATGTCCACTTTAAAATCACGAAACCACGGGGTTTGACCCCCTTCACCCGTCCCGTAAATACTTTGCAGCCCTAAAACCGTATCTGCATCAGTCGCCCACTTAAATTCCGCATTTTTTCCTTCAAAGGTATTGCCACCTACCCCCGTTACCTGTAGATCAGTAATGCTAACCGCTGTAATCTCGTAAAATTTACCGACCAAATGTTGCACTGTAATAGCGGTTGATGATGCCCCTGCAATATTTACCGCATAAACTTTTAGCGTATAAATTCCTTGCTTTAGTGGCTCTATCCGATAGCCGTTAGTACTGACTTTCACCTCAGTTTCTAAGCCATTATCTAATGACCAAGTAAAAATATGATGTGCTAGCAGTGGGTCAGTTGACTCCCAGCCAACATCCAAATAGCGAGAAATTCCCTCTAACCCAAGAAAAGTACCTTCTTGCACGACAACTGAGCTAGGTGGAATAACTGAATTAGTATTTGCATACGGCTTTTTATAAATAGGCTGTAGCTGCAAGCCGTTTTCTATTTGCGCGTATTTATCAACATTATAAGCAACCGCGCTTAACTCATAGAATCCCCCTTCTTTTTCAGTAGAATTCTCGGTAATCCATAACACCCGATATTCTTTTGACGGAATTGAACCTGAATATAACGACCAAATAGCGCCTTGTTCTGGGGCAATCGCTAAGGCAGGGGAAACAGTTAATGATGGTGTAACCCCCGCCGCATTGCTGACCTGCGCAACAACAGTCGAGCCATCAGGCAAGATAATACTTAAGGTATAGATTTGCCCTGATAATAAGTCAACCTCTTCATCCAGCGGAATAACGGTGGTACTTGCGCCAGCACTAATACGCCCCGCCAAGCGAAACCCATTGTGCCTAAGCGGATCAGAAATGCGGATAATATCACCCGGCTTATTCACCAAGCCACTTAAACCCACTGCAAAACTAATCGCGTCTGTTTCCATGCGTGAAGTTAACAATAAACGCTTACCTGCTCTATGCGCCTGACCGCGAGAAGTACATCCAATCGCTGCAATTTTCTTTTCACGGTAGCCGTAACGATCAATACCTTCTCTATCTTCTACATATTCAGTCGATACTCGGTAAAAGTCATCGGGATCATTCCACTCAACCAAGGCCACGGTATAGCGCATCTGCCGCGCTGATCCTGCATAGCTAAATCGCCCATCAATCACATTCGCGGGGGTATATAAGGCACTGACCGCTTTAGGTGAATCTTGCGCAACAAAAACCCCGCCGCCATGCCAGAACGACATAGAATCAAACGCAGACGCAATATCTTGAACTATTTTTTTAGCGTCATTATCTTGCTGTAAATATAAATCTAATGAATACCGAGACTCATAGCCACCAAATCCATCATCAACTAAAGCATCGCAGCGCTGAGAAATAGCCCATAAATTCCATTTATCAATATACGACTCCGGCACTTCACGCCCCAAACCATAACGAGGGTCAGTGATAATATCGTAAAAAATCCATGCCGGGCAACGCGTCCAAGCACTAACGAATGTACCATCCCAATCAACGCCGGTATAAGTCCGTGCAACAGGATCATAAAATGCAGGCCCTGGCACACGAACTTTAACCCCTTTTAATAAAAACCCCCGCTTAGGCACTTGGCTAAAATGTCGCGCATCAAAAGATAAGCGAGCATGTGCTGTGTTAGGGTAACGTAACTTAGCATTAATTAGCTCAGTATAGCTTTTCCATGTGATCGTATCGGAAACAGTCCCGTCGGCAATCTCGGGCGTTAAGCGAGTCACACGAATATCGTAAGGAGCAGCCCCATAATCAGCTAGCTTTATATTAAAACTGCGCTCATACGGAGAGGATGCCTTGCCCTTGAATATACCCGGCCCTTCCATGTGTGTGCCGGTAACAAATTCAGGATGTGCTGGCCAAGAATAATCGTTAACAACCTTGACAAGTGGAACAAGCGTAAAACTACCGCCCCCCGCGCTTATCTCTACCTGTATCTCAACTTCAGACCCATTTAGGTCGCCAGTAGTAATATCTCTCTTCCATAGCGAGCTAAGCTGCATTGTCACTCGGACCGCATCAGCAATGGCAGAATTAATCGTGCGGGTAACAGGTGTAGCAATCGTTACCGCACTAGCAACGGACATTTCAATAGCTGCACCGGCATTCTCATCTGCTGACATTTCACCGACTGGGATATAAGTCTGATCTTGCGTACCTAGTCGATAATCAAAAGAAACACCCTTGAAATTGAGCGTGCCATCTACATTTTTTACCGGCGTATTATCTAAAAAAACAGACTCTAGCGGGTCAGCTGTAGCAAAGCCTTCTATCTCTCCCTCGGAGATAGCATCAACAAATTCAATAATAGAGACTGACTGCAAGGTATCTTCAGCCGTTATAGCTGCCCGAGGCTTACTACCACCACCACCCGCACCACCGATAATTTTACTCATACCTCAACATCCTGTGTATTAACTCGAGAGGAAACAACCATAGATCCGACTAATAATGGGCCACCGTATAACACAGGTATCCTTCCCCCTTGCCGCGCAGTATTGACCACGCCATTGAAAATATAAGAGGGCTTGTTTTCTGGGGCTTCATTAGCGCCAAAGCCATCAGGCGTGCCAGCGATAAGGCTGGCTATAGCTGAGATAGCTAATGAAATTGCCAGATTAACTACTATTGCTATCGTTGTTGCATACGTTGCGATACCCACACCAATGGCAGCAACAACGCCACTACTAGAACTA